AAGAAAAAATTAAAATTCTCAGAGAAATTTTAGAAGACGGAAAATCAATAAGCCAAACAGCGGAAAAGTACGGGCTGCATCCGAAAGGAGTTTCTAAATGATAATTGAAACCCCGCATGAAAATATTGAATTAACCGAACCGGTTGTTAAACCGGTTGAAATCCCTGAAAAGATGCGCCCTTTTAGCGACAAGTGGGGGAATATCATAACAAAACCAATAGATGTAATAAGCGAAAATCACGGACCGCATTTTATACAAGTTTCTTTATACGCTGTTAATAATTTATATTTTTATGGGTATCAATTAAAAATTAAAAAATTGGTTTTTCAAAAAAGGGCAAAAGTTACCGACCGACCGGAAGAAACGGAAAGAGACGCTCGCCGGGCGGCACAGAATGAATTGTTTGAAATCGTCAACAAACAATCTAAAAAAGCGTTAGATGTGTTTTTAATTTTCGATAAAATATGTTATAATCAACCTGAATTGTTTTAGGAGGGAATATGGCAAGCACTGCCGTTAGATTGGTTATTGACGATCCTGAAAATTTTCATTTACTAACAACTGACATGAAGGAACAGATTATAAAGGGCGGCATTGCAACAGTCAATGTGCAGGCTGCATTAACCCGAAAAAACGCTGTAAAACAAGTTAAAGATAATTTTACCCTTAGAAACAATTTTACCGCTTCGCAAATTCAATTTCAGCCAATGGAAAAATCGCGGTTTATCTCCCTGTCCAAAATTCAATCAAAAGTGGGCATAACCGAAAAGGCCGGTTATATGGCAAGGCAGGAAAGCGGGGGGCCCCGTCGCCCGGAAAGCGGAAAAAATTTAGCAATCCCCACTTTTAGGGCGAGGGGCGGGAATAAGGGATCGCCGGTTTTGAAAAACATGCGCTTGAATAAATTAAAAAAAGTAAAAGGCGGGAATTACAGCAAAAACATTGTAGCATATCCGGCAAAACTGGTTGCAAAGGCGGCGGTTGCATTTAAGCATGGTTTGGTTATGCGCCACAGCGATAAATTTTTCACGGTTTCCAGTTTTCAGGAAAAAGGAGGAAAGGTTTCTTTCAAAATGCAGCAAATATACGGCATGAATTTTAAAGAGACAACCACGCCGGCCAACCCGTGGCTATTGCCGTCAATGGAAAAAACCAGCAATGGACGCGGAAAATATTTTTATTCAACAGATGAAAAAGCTGGGGATGTAAGCATATTAAAAATTTATGGCTCGCTTCCAAGAATTATTTCCAATTCGTTAAACCGATCTATGCTTCTTTCATACCACTCGCTTTCGCCCGGGTATAAATCATTCAGCGGCTTACCAAGTTTTATGGCTTTCAATGCCCTGTAATCACGCTTGGCAATTTCATCAAGAATCTGGTCCCGTTCCGTTACCATCTTGATCCGTTCTTCAGATTCTTCATTGTTAACTAATATATCATCCATACAATTTTCTCCTAAACAATATTAAAACCGCACGACCCGGAACTCCATGCCGCAATTGCAGTAGCGCTTCCGACTAATGTCGCGCTTGATGTCCCATTGGTAGTATACGCTGCCGCAGAAGGGCCGGAAATTCCGCGTAAATTATTTCCGTGAAAAGTACTGTAACTTGTAGCTGCGTTATAGTATGCAAATGCGTTTACAGCAGCACTGTTACTAATAATGTTGCTGTTAATGATGTGGTTGTTGCCTCCAGAACGAATGCCATAACTTGTATTGCTGCCACTGTTGGAGACGGTATTTCCAGTTATGTTGTTATAGCTGCCATAAATAAAAATACCGGTACTTTCACTGCTGTTGTTGGAGAAGGTGTTTCCGTTTATGCTGTTACAGCTATTATTAATATAAATACCATAACTTGTACCGCCGCTGCTGTTGAAAACGGTATTTCCGGTTATGCTGTTATTGCTGCCGTTATAATTATAAATGCCATAACTCATATTGCTGCTGATGTTGGATATAGTATTTCCAATTATGCTGTTATTACTGCTGTAAATACCAATTCCATAACTTGTAGTGCTGCCGCTGTTGGAGACGGTATTTCCAGTTATGCGGTTACTGTTGCCGTAAATACCAATTCCATGACTCAAATTGCTATCGCTGCTGTTGGAAACAGTATTCCCAGCTATGCTGTTATTGCTGCCAGAAATATAAAAGCCATAACTTGAACTGCTGTTGCTGTTTGATATAGTATTTCCAGTTATGCTGTTATAGTTTCCGTAAATATAAATTCCATAACCCGAACTGCCGATGTTAGAGACAGTAATTCCGGCTATGCTGTTTCCGCTGCCAGAAATATAAATGCCGTATATAACACTAACTGAAGAATTATTAGTAATTTTTAAACCGGTTAATTTACAACCCGAACCTGTTATGTTTATCAAACCTGTATCCGATCCTGTTATATTTACTGTTGCATCAAGAACAGTAGAATCTCCATTCCCTTTGATTGTTACATTGTTTTTATTGACATAAATTGCCCCGGTAATGTTATAAGTTCCTTCCCTAATGACAATCTTTCCCCCGCTGGAAGGAAGGGCAGTTATGGCTGCGTTTATCTGAGTAGTGTCGTTTGAACCATTGCAAAGGTAATCTACATCGCTTAAAGAATGGCCGCCATTGGATGCTCCCACCACTAAAGTAACACATTTCTTTTTCTGAAATACCTGCGCCTCGGTTGCAATTAACGTTCCGTCATTGGAAGCTGCACCTGTTTTATACGGGACTTTGGGAATGCCGGCAAACACAGGGTTTGAAATATTGGCTTTTTCAGAAAACAGCTTTTTCAAAGCATTTAATGTGTCAGATGCATATGCATTATCCGGCAAATTATTTACGCCGGCCAAGCTGCCGAAAGCATAAATGAATAATGCCTGCCTAAATCCGTTTATGTCATTCATCCAATCAGCTTTATAGGGGGTCCCTTCGTAACCGTCCTCATCCGGCGAATCCACAGCTTTGCCCCCGGGATAATCAGGATCACTGTCATCACGGTAGTCAGTATAATCTCCGTCAATTTTAATCATATAATTCTCCTTCCCATTCAATATATAACACAGCCGTAGTATGAACCGGCTTCACTTTTAGAATAATGTATTCGATAAAATTTTTCCATTTTCTCTCTATTTTTATTTTTTTAACAAACACAATTTTATTGTTATTATCCCGCTCTGCCTGGCTGCAAACATAAAAACAACATTCCCAAAACTCAGGGTTATCAGGAATTGAATACAGGCCGGACACGTCATTCTGTAAAACCATGGGAACAAAACTGCTTTCGCCAACCCTGTAATTGCACACTGCTTTTTTATTCCCGCACACCATTGATCTTGAATTGCAGGTTGAAAGAATTAACACATTTCCTTCCCTTGGGTTTTTTAAGGGAATATTTTCAATAATTTTGATACCGTCATTTATTTTTTTTAACATATCCTCAAGAAATACCGCGCTTTGCCCTCCCCTGTTAATTTTCCATAAAGAATCCAATATATTCCGCCGTTTTTCCAATTCCGCCTCAGTGAAAAAAATACCGAAAACATTTTCCCATTTTTCGGGAAAACGCGTTGTATCCGGGAATATGTCAAAATAAACCAGTTCCGCTTCTTGCCGAATTTTTTCCGGTAAAAATGAAAGCCCTTTAATTAATTTTCTTTTATTGTTGTTTACATACAATTCAAATGCTTTTGAACGGGAAAACAAATTTTTTATTGCTTCAAAAAATTTCAAAACAGCACCCCGTTAATAAAAAGGTTTCCCAGTTTGCATAATTCCCCCATGCCTAAAGTATAGGTATGGATAACATCTCCAGATTTACGCATAACAATGCTGTCAAATTCTGCTTTCCGTGTTATTGCAACCTGATCAACCACTGAAGATACATTGTTTTTTGTAACCTTATCTGTCCTGTTGTTATCATCTGAAAGCCCCCTATTGTACGGTTCCCTTCCTAAAAAATATTCTTCTACAGGTGCCTTAACTAATAGCGAAAAATCCAACGCTGAAATCCCAGTTAATCCTTCAACATAAACATCAAAAATTACAACAGAAACCGGCTTGACATTTGAATAGGTTTCATCTCCGGAAGGATCAATTATTGCCGTTAACGGTTTCCGTGTTGCTTTGCCGGTTTCCGGGCTGTATGTGCAGGCTTTCCCCACTTCGATTAACAGTGCGCCATCAGGTATTCTGTCCGGGTAGTTTGACGGCAGGCCGGAAACAAAAACTAAAACACCGGAAGGGGAATTAACGTCTTTACATGGATAAATGTTTAAAACACCAGGAACTTCCATTCCCCATATTCTATAATCGGCAAGCGCACCGCCCTGCGGCTGCATTCGCCAGCGGTTTACAACCCTAAACCGGTACTCAGACTCTGGTTCATCCTCGGATGCTGCTTTTACGACGGTTTCAACTAACGCCGTTTTTTTTACATTTCCTAAAGGATTGACAAAGTTAAGCGTTTCCCCCACTTCAAGGTTTCCTGTAGTTCCCGCTTCAGCGCAAACAACCGCTATTGTTTCCGTTTCATTTTCAAGCGTTTTTGTATTATCAACTAAATAAATTTTTCCTGTAATGCCGCTTTTTAACTGCGTACCGCTGTATAAGAAACTATTAATTTGCGTAACATCAACTTTTATTTGCCCCTGCCACTGTGTACCACGCCGCGGTTCCCCTGCGCCTATTAAAATACCCCATTTAACAAGAGGCCTAATCTTCATTCCCAAAATATTTATTTCATTCCAGTATGCAGTCTCTGGAAATATTTGTAGAAACAGCCAGCCTATCTGTTTATAAAGGATTATAAACACCCCGGCAAAAACAGCAGCAAGGACTTTTATAAAAGACCTTGGCAAAATCCGAAGCTTGTTGTTAAATTCCTGCTGTAACCCGTTTATAATTAAGGTTCGAATTTCTTTAATATTTTTATTGTCATACGGTATTGCCATGTCCGGCCCCCCATAATAAAGAATATGTATTTTCAAATAATTTATTTTTATCTTTTAATATTATAACTTTCAAATTAAACCTGTTTTTTTCTGCTGCCTGCCCGTATATAAATATATCATCCGCTATTTTCTCTTTTATAAACCATTGCAAATCCATAGCCGCAGCCGTTTCCGCTTCCCTGATATTTTTAACAGTCATAGGAAGCCCTGCTGTAATAATTTGAAAACGCGATCTTAATTTTTCGCTTTCATTAATTCCTTGTATTTTATTTGCCCACCACTCCTTGTTTGATTTAACTTTTCCCGCATCCTCTTTATTGCCGCCAAAAAGGGAAAGATAAACAGCGGTAGAAAATTGCCTGTCAGAAACACAGAGGCCGTTCTCCACATCTATGTCTCCGCTTTCAACTGTATCGTATAACAGTAAATCTCCTTCAAAATTTTGCAGCATACTAATCCCCTATAATAACACTGCTGGAACCGCTTGTTATTACACCTTCAAATTCCATGTCCGATGGATTTAATACTCCGACCGCTGGTGTGCCAGAGCCTCCTGAAACCGATACAATAAAAGTATTGGCAGGTATTTTAATTTTTACCGAATCGCCGTTACGGGCAGCTTTTTCCCCTTCGCCGTTTAATAACAATTCTTTTCCTTCAACTTCAATTGTTCCGTTACCCAGCATTGAAAGTTTTGATTTTATATTTCCGTTTTCATCACGCGCAAAAAATATTTTCTCCCCCGGTTTTGCTCCTTGAGTTTCATTGAATATGCCTACAACGGCATATTTTCCAGTGCCGTCAATTTTTAATAAAGCTAATTTGTCATTTTTTATCGGCGGAGAGTCTTCCCCGGAAGAATTAAACAAAATTCCTTTTTGGTTATACCCCTTACGTGTTTCCGCTATAAGCTCTACGGCTTTTTCTATATGATGGTTTATAACTTTTCCAATTCTTCCAGCATATTCTTTTATTCCCATGGCAATGCCTCCGGTAATTCTTCAGTAAATGAACCGGGTAAAACAAGTTCAAGATCGGCAGTTTTCCCTGTTTCATCCCGCAAAAGTTTTATATTCCGCGCTGTAAAGTTTGTTTGCCTTGTAATCATTGCTCCGGGGGCTTCCACGTAAACAGACATTCCTTTTTTAAATAATTTCCCTTCATTGTTTAAGTGCGTATCACATTTTAAATTGTATTTTACGCAGTCGGCAAACATTCGCCCGGCATGTGCTTTAACTGCGTTTTCCAATTCCGATCTCGTTTCCGCATCATCAACTGTAATTGTGTCATGGCGCATTATGCCCTTCTTAATTAAAAATTTATTTTCGTATGTGTAGGTCAATGGCTCTGCCAGCACCTCATTTTTTGTGTAACCTGTAATATGCGAATAAAAACTTTGGGCATTAAATTGCGGCGATATTGATATTAATGGAGCGTACCCTTCTTTAAATTGCATAAAAGCGTTTTGTTGTGCAAGTTTATAAAACACCAGCGATCCGTTTTCATCATTCGTAAATAGGAATTTACGCTGTTGGGCAAGTTTTAAAAGAAATTCTAAAATCTTTTCATTAGGTTCTATTGCAACTTCTGAAAACGGATCGCCTGTTCCGTCCTTAAAAATAATTTTAATTCCGTATGCATCCGCAACTGGATCGGCAATGTCTTTTATTGTAACATTGTAATATTCAACTGGATATTTTGACGGCGGTACAGTGCAGTCATTTAAAATGCCACATAACGGATATCCCTGTAATGTTATCTCTGTTGCTTCCGCTTGCAGTTCGGGATCAGGTGTCAATAAAAAACCCTTAAATAACAATTCTCTTAAATAATAAACTGCACAAGTTTTGAATGCAAAAGGCATTAACGATTCTTTAATATCTTTTACCGCTAAATCATAAGGAGCCGAAAATGAAAAACTGTCGAAAGAATCAGCGGAAAGATTTATTTCGTATTTTGTGAAACCTGTAAATTTTTTTCCGTCAACAATTATTGAAACATCCTGTTCACTGTCTGAAAGTTCTATTGAACGTAATGTTTGAGGAACAACCTGGCTTTCCACAGCATCATCTTGTATTATTAAAACATCTCCCGGATAAATAAGAGGGGAACCGTCTGAGGCTGTTTTTCTACTTGCTAACTGCGGATTAGCGTCAATAATTTTTTTCCATTTTGAAAATGTGCCATAATACTTAACTGAAATAGCACCGAGGGTGTCGCCTCTTATTACTGCATGGCTATGCATAATAAAACATCTCCCGACCCATGGGCAGTATTTCAAAATCATCAATATTCAAATTGTTTTCAATTATCATCTTGTCTAAATAATAATCATCAACAGAACCGTATAATTCCGCGCAAAGTTCAATAAAATTGCGATCCCTGTCAAGTTTTATCTTCCGCCTCATTGGAAGCAAAAAAGAAATATTTAAAATAAAATCAATTGATTTATGCACTAATTGAATTAATAACAAATATGAATGAGCATTTGAATCTATAAAATTATTATTTTCTATTTTTCTATCTTCAAATTCTTTAATTTCGTTTAATAATTCCTTTAACTGTACAGCAACAGCAACTGCCGTTTCCCTTGACATAACGCCATTTCCTGAATAAAAAGCACCGCCTGCAGGAACGCCGCTTGCCGCACTTTGCATTATGCTTAAAGCCGCGCCTGAAGCAACAGATGCGGCTGAACCGGATAGAATCAGCCTTGTGCTTGAAAAAGCGTTTTTTATGTTATTAATACCAAAAGGATCATTTTTAAATTGCTTTATTATTTGCGTAATAAGCTGGGAATATCCTTTTATTTTTTCAGTGATGTTTATAAACATACGGCTTGGCTTTTTCATGACGTTTAGAATAAGCCGGGCTATATTTAATTTTAAAATGAATAAATTTTCTACTTTGTTTAATAAGGATTTTACATTGTTTTTTAATTCACTTATTGAAGTTAAAAAATCTGGATCGTTTAATGCAAGAAATGACAAATTTTCATTTAACATATCGGTTTCTGTATCCAGGGTTGCTGTTATTTGCAATTGTTCGCTAATATTTTCAATTACAATATTTTCGGCAAATTCTACGGCTGCAGATTCAGAAAATTCTTCAAAATCCGATATAATTTCATCAGATGGCACCGCTTCCAGGTTTACTGGTTCATCCGTTATTGTTTCAGTAAAAGTGATTGTTACACGGCTTTCATTTATGTTGTTTATTAAATCATTTTCACGTTCTATGCCTCCGGTAGGTATAACTTTGACAATGCCGTAAACAGGGTGCTGTAATTCCGCTATGCCTCTTTCAAGCAGCGCCGCTTCAAAATCATTTGCATTTTTAACATGATCGTCGCTGTTGAAAATACAAACAATAGAAAAAGTAACCGGGCCGCCGCCTTGGTGCTGAACATGAGCGCCGTCCCTGTCCGGAAAGGTAAAAACCCCTGTTTTTAGTTCTGTTTTTTTTGAAAATTTGTCTCCCCATAAAAAAACAAATTCTTTTCCGCTGGGAGCTGTGTATTTTGCTTCTAAAAGTTCTCTGTCCTGCATTTACCTGTTGCCTCCCGATGCCAATACACTGACATTAGGTGAAACCGGCGGGCGCGTTACCTTTGCTGTAGATCCCTGCTCTGCCCTCACCATAATATCAACCGCATCGCGGTTTGTTGTTTGACTGTAAATATACCGTTCCGCTGTTGTCATAGGCATTGCTGGCGGTCTGCTTGCCGCTGTCATTGCCGGGCTTATTAATTGCGGAGCATAAGAAGTCGGCAAAGAAGAGCTTGTTGTGTTTAAGGTGCGGAAAGCCGGTACTGCGGTGTTTGCTGTTTTTGTAATATTTTCAACCTTTGCAGGACCGCCAGTAAAAAAATCTTTAACAGCGCCGCCGACACGGCCAAAAAAACCCTTGACTTTTTCCCATCCCTCTTTTATTTTATCGATTAAATTAGAAAAACCTTCCTTAACTTTTGCAAACGCATTTAAAAAACCCTCCTTAAACCGTGTTAACCCGCCGCCGGTTAATTCGTCTATTTTATCCCAAGTGCTGCCTGTTACATTTTTAATTCCATCCCATGCGTTACTGGCTGCGTTTTTAATCCCACTCCAGGCTTTTTCCGCTGTGTCTTTTGCGCCGCTCCAAACATCCTTAAAAAAACCTCCCACTGCTCCAAATACGCTTTTAATTCCGCCCCAGGCTGTGCTGGCTGCGTTTTTTACACCGTCCCAGGCTTTTCCTGCTATGTTTTTTACTCCGCCCCAAACATCCCCAAAAAAACCTCCCACTGCTCCAAATACGCTTTTAATTCCGCCCCATGCTTTTCCGGCTATGCTTTTTATCCCGTCCCATGCTTTTCCGGCTATGTTTTTTACACCATCCCAAACACCTTTAAAAAATCCACCTACTGCCCCAAATATGTTTTTAATTCCCTCCCACGCGTTGCTGGCTGCGTTTTTAATCCCCTCCCAGGCTTTTTCCGCTATGTTTTTTGCGCCGCCCCAAACGTCCTTAAAGAACCCTCCTACCGCTCCAAACACGCTTTTAATTCCGCCCCATGTGTTACTGGCTATGTTTTTAATCCCCTCCCAGGCTTCTCCCGCTATGTTTTTTACGCTGTCCCAAAGCCATCCAAAGAAATCACCAATGGCAGAAAAAGCATTTCCTATTGCTTCAACAACGTCATCCCAATATGCTATCAATGCGATAATGCCGGCAATTAACGCGCCTATTGCCAGAATTATTAAGACTATTGGATTAGCCGCCATAGCTGCATTTAAAAGCCATTGAATGCCAGTCCATATTTTCCCCGCAACAGCGGCGGCTTTTTGAGCGATAGAAAATGCAATGGTTGCTATTTTTGCGCCTATCATTCTAGCTTTTAAAAGAACAAACGCCTTCGCCATGCTTAATATATTCTTGACAAAGCCTAAAGCCATTGACGCTTTTTGTGCAACAGTATGGCCAATAGTTGCAATTTTCGCGCCTATTAATCTAGCTTTTAAAACAACAAATGCTTTCGCCTGGCCAATAATATTTTTTGCAAAATCTAACGCCATTGCTATTTTTTGGCGAAGCGTAAATAAAAAGGTTTGTGCTGCCGCCCCCGCTGTGCCGGCTTGGTATAAAGCCATTGCCTTCGTTTGANNNNCGGNANCAAAACAAGCCACAAGCATAACGGCATTGTAAACGCCTTTTATAAATGAAAAAACACTAGACGCTGCCGCTGCCGCAAGCATAACGGCTTTATACGCACCAACTGCAATCATTACTGCAAGAATGGGCGTGCGCAGGTCCCAAACAATGCCGATAAAATCCATTACATAACTTCCTAATTTTGACAGCCAATTAAAAACCTCTGCTATTTTATCGGCAACCGGCTGGAAGTCAAAATCTTCTAATTTATCCGCCATTTTTTCAAATTTTTCAGCTATTTTTTCAAACAAAGGCATTAAAGCGGTTCCCAATTTTATTCCGGCATTTTTAATTTTATTCATTAAACGGCTCATTCTTTCCGCAGGGCTGCTTGCAACAATGTCAAAGGCACGGTCAACCGCCTGGGCGCCGCCCTGCATTTCCGCAAGCGCGTGCGCAAAATTATCCGCGCCGGTTTCGGTCAATGCCATAACAGCGTTTAACGCTTCAACCGATCCAAAAAGGTCAATTATTGCCTGTTCGCTTCCGCCGGTTTTTACTTTAATTTCTTTTAAAAATCCGGCTAAGCCTTTAGAACGCAACGCCGCAGCGGAAAAATCAATCCCTAACTGCCTGGCGGCTTTTGCCGCTTTGGTAGAAGGGTTTTGAACGCTTTTTAAAATGTTCAGCACCCCCTTCATTGCTTTGGGGGTTTCTATGCTGCCGGCCGTCAATGCGGCAATTGACGCGAAAAGCTCATCGGTTTCAACGCCCAGCCGCGCTGCCGTGGGCAGAACGCTCCCTAAAGAACTGTTTAATTCTTCAAAAGATGTTTTTCCTAATTTATTTGTTATATACATTTGCCCGGCAA